GACTTCCAGCCTGCGATGTAAACGGAGAGTTCGATGTTCGCTTCTTCCGTATCGTCATGATACTCAATCTCATCAATGAATAGTTCGACCTGCCCACACATCAAAGCAATGTAGAGTGCAGGGTCAGGACGGAATTGGAACGTCGGGGTGGCGAAATTGTCGCCACTGCCCGGTTCCCAGATGATTTGGAATGGGATGACCTCGAGAGCGGTGTCTGCCTTGTGGACTCGAGCACCGGACCACAACTCGCCTTCGTTGAGAACGAAGTCGGTAGCGTCAGCCATCGAAGTGTTACCGGCTACACCGAATCCCTTCGAGAAAACAGGAGCAGCAGATTGGGAAGGCTGGATGTTGGCATTCCAAACTCCGAAAACGGAGTTGGACTCATCCCCGGCTGAGTAAAGTGCCAACTCATTCGTGCCGTCATACGTGGCGGCGTTGATATACTGACCTCCATTCTCATAGAGATTCAGATCAGCCAACGGAACTCGGAAATCATACTGAGCATTTCCTCGGTGATTGATGCCCTGAGTTCTCATGGCTTCCATCACGGCATGGTATGCCTTCTTGTAGGCCAAACAGCGACCGCGAGTAGGAGCGTAGTACCGGAGTTCTCCCGATACGGAGAGGCCACCAACATTCTCAGAATCGAAGTCGGTGACTCGAAGGTCGGCCCCGACCATCTTGAAATAATTGCCCTGTCGGACCATTCGGTCAAGGGCTGAACATAGTCCAGCCTGAACATCGAGTAGGTATCTGTCACCGGATGAAACCGGTCCCTGAATTGTGAAGTCCACATTGTGGATCTGCCCAAGTTGCTTTGCCATAGCAACCCTGAGAGAAACGACCGTAGAAGAAGCCTCCTTCCGTGCCCAGGTGTCTGCGACAGCAGGGCACGTCGGAATCTGTGAACCAGACAAGTGAATTAACAGCCCCAAAAGGGCCACTGCGTGGTCCCTGTTAACCTGTGAAAAACTGCGCCTAAGGTAATAACGGTCGGCGCAGGCATTATGACCCCACCTGCGGTGCGCTCATTCAATGCGATCCAACGAGCATATCCAAAGAAGACATTTCTGCATCAGCATCATGACTGATCAGAACGGTGACGAAATCACCGAGAAATCGACGGAGAGAATCCACGAACGGATTCAGCACCACGCTGAATCTCGCCCTGTGAATTTCATGCAGTGGCAACTGGAAATTGCACCGGACACTGGCCGGTTGCATTTCCATGTCTACGTGGAGTATCAGACCTCAGTCCGACTGCGGACAGTTCGGAAAGAATGGACGGAGATTGGCTGGGGCCAACAAGGAGTGCGTAGTGGGACCCGCGAGCAGGCCCGTCACTACTGCACACCAGAATTCTATGACAAAGAGAAGAAGGCGACAAAGTGGGAATACACCCACTTGGCCGGTCCATGGTTCATTGGAACATGGAGAGAAGACGATGATTCGGTAGCCGGCATCTCTCGCGAGGCTGCCGCGTACCAAATCATTGCAGAAGGCGGACATCCTCGGGACGTTGCTAAAGCAGACCCTCAGATGTATGGTCGAAACTTCCGAGGGCTGTATGCCCTCTACAAGGAATTGCGAGGTGAGAGCCCATGCCAATGAGTTACATCTGCCCAACCTGCGGATGGTCCATCAAAGGATGGCGTCGATTCTGTGAGCACAAAGAATCGTGCGATGGATCATGTTCGTATCGAAAAGCGAACAACGACGAATATGCTCGGCGAAGAGAGAATTGAACTTCGATGTCTTCACATTCGAACGTAAAGTTCGAACGTGGACACCTTTGCAGTGCGGCGAATTCGAAGACTTCGCTATCTCATGTCGCCTACGTGGTCACCCCACGAGAAGATTTGTGACTTCTGGATGAAGGCAGACGAGGATGATGAGACAAATGCGGCATGGGCCGAATTTGAATCGAATCATTTCTTCGACTTCTTCGATTTCTTCGATTTCTTGGATTTGGATCTGCGGCGTGGATTCGAAAGAATCGACTTCCAGCCTGCGATGTAAACGGAGAGTTCGATGTTCGCTTCTTCCGTATCGTCATGATACTCAATCTCATCAATGAATAGTTCGACCT